CAACAAAGTCTGCTAGTTCAAAGTATTTGTAACCAGCAAACTTGTTGTGGCCTGATTTCTTCAACTCAATCTTGTGAAACTCGCTACGAGCCATGTTGAGTTTTTGATAGACATTCATTTTGATTCCTTAAATTGTGGTGGGTATGGGATGTTAAACGCTTTGCAAAGTTCTTCCATCTTTGCCCAAGCTGACGGGCTTTCCATGCCCATCGCATAGAGATCGTTTTCGGTCATACACGCTCTACTTTCTTTGCCAACAGCCATTTGTCTCCGAGAAAACGAATTGACCTAACCCACTGGCGGCAATTGTGTCGCTGTGTGCTAACTGGCACTCCATCAACGCAGAACAGGCTGCGTACTTGTTTCAAGGCTTGTGTGTTCATCGAACGCTCCTAAGTTGTTGAGCCTCTATTGTTAACCTAAAAAAAGCTGTTTGGTATAGGTGTTTTCCCTAATACAAATCACTTTTTTTTCGTGTAATCTTTACGGTATGAACCAACATGACCATGACGAATACGAGGCCAGTGAAGCATTGCTAGACTACGCAATTTCACTTGTTAACCGTTACACAGACCATCCTGATGATGTAGAAGCCGCTACCAAAGCACTTCTTGTTGTCACGCTGGAACATCTTTTCAATCGGAGAATTTACATTGAGCAAATCACTCGCTAAGTTGTACTACATAGAACAACTGAGACTGACAAACGATCACCATCGCAAGATCGCTAACCGCATGGCTTCACGCTTTGAAGTCAGTGCCGCAGAAGTTCGTGATGAACTTTTGGAGGGTGGTTACATTGAGTTTGAGAAGGTTACTCGTAAGAGTGAAACACAGAAGAACAACTATTTCTATGTTTTGACCGACAAGCAATATTCTTACACAGAGGAGCCAAAATTCCAAAAAACTGTGAGTAACTTCTGGTCTGATGGTACGCCTAAAAGCCGTGGCAATGCTTTTGATCTGTCAACAGCTAAAGGCTTGTTTAGCAAGACTGAACTGGCTGCTTCTGTTAACAAGGGCAAGCCAAACAACTACAACCCACCAGTGCAAATCATTGCGTATTCAAGGGCATAAACATGAGCAATACAAACACAGGTGGGCCAGCCTTTGCGGTAGCAGAATTGGCAAATGTTAAATGGGAAGGCATGACCCTGCGTGATTACTTTGCTGCCAAGGCAATGCAAGCAATATTGTCTGAAGACCCCGAATATCACCAAAAATATCAATTTATTGATCTTGCACATTTTTCATATAAATGTGCTGATGCCATGCTGAAAGAGAGAGAGGAATGACATACAAAACAGACGAGATCAGCCAATGTGCTGGTAAAGACAAACTGCCTACCAAAGAGCTGGCGCTGGTCATTGTTGGTCGGCGCAGAGATAACCCAATGGAGGCTTACCGCTGCCCTCATTGCGGGTACTGGCACGTTGGTCACGCAAGACCGAAACAAAAAAGTTTTAAGAGGTCACCAAAATGAGTGGCAAAGGAAGTTCACCAAGACCCTTCTCTGTGTCCGCAGAGGAGTTTTCAAACCGATGGGAAGCCATCTTTTCAAAAGGAAAGTCAAATGTTAACAATGTTCCAGAAGAAACCAGTGGGCCAGATGGCTCGTCTGAAGCTGATCCTGTCACGCAAGGAGGGAGCGTCAGCAGCGGAGATTGCCCGTTACCTACCGACAACCAGCCCTCACAGTAAGCTGGCTCGATTGGTTCGCACTCATGGCTGGACGATCACCAAGCGTGACAATCCAGACGGAACTAAACAATATTTTGGCAAACCACCAAAAGGCACAAAGTGATGTTTAAAAATTTTTCAAATTTAGAGCATCGTTTTCCATATAAATGGACTCTTGCAGAAGCAATCTTTACAAAAGATAAGGGCAAGGTGTTTTCATGCTTTGCTTGTGGAGGAGGCTCCACAATGGGATATAAGCTAGCAGGTTTTGATGTGCTTGGATGCAATGAAATTGATCCAAAAATGATGGCTGCTTACCGTGCAAACCATAACCCGCAACATAGTTTTTTAGAGCCAATCCAGACTTTTAAACTGAGGGATGATTTGCCTAAGGAGCTTTTTGAACTTGATATTTTGGATGGTTCACCACCATGTTCCAGCTTTAGTACGGCAGGGGCGCGAGAAAAAGATTGGGGCAAAGAAAAAAAGTTTAGAGAGGGTCAAGCTGAACAAGTATTGGATACATTGTTTTTTGACTTTATTGATTTAGCCCAAAGACTTCAGCCTAAAGTTGTGATTGCAGAGAATGTCAAGGGTCTTTTGCTTGGCGAGGCATTAAGCTATGTGTCTAAGATTTATGAGCATTTTGATGCTGCCGGCTACTATGTTCAGCATTTTCTTTTGGATGCATCCACAATGGGAGTGCCGCAACGCCGTGAGCGTGTCTTCTTTATTGCCCTAAGAAAAGATCTTGCAGAGCCTTTTTTGGAGGCCGTAGACTTTTTCCATTCCAAGCCAAGACTTGATCTTGAATTTTCTGAGCCAAAGATTAACTATATAGAAATCAGACAGGTTGAAGGAAACAAAAATGCTTTTGGACTTGGCCCAAAGTTAAGTGAGTTTTGGAAGCTAACAAGCCCCGGTGATAGCTTTAGCACTGTTCATCCTAAAGGCAGCTACTTTAATGAGATTAAAGCCCATCCTAACAGGGTTCTACCTACAATCAGGGCTAGTGGATTGCCATATGATTACGAGGTTGAGCGCACCTTGTTTGATGATGAGACAAAGATGGCTGGCAGCTATCCAATGGACTATGACTTTAAGGGCAACAAGGTTGGTTATTTGGTTGGCATGAGTGTGCCACCTGTTATGACTGCTCAAATTGCATCAAAAATTTATGAGCAATGGCTTTCAAAAATTCAAGGCAAGCCACCAAAGAAGTGATATAGTTGCTTGAAACCCGGATAGATACGAAGTCATGAGCGTATCGAAAAGTGAGCCTTCCCACCTTCCGTGTGTTTCTTCAGTGAAGGACAGAGAACGGAAAAATCATGCTTTTACAGCCAAAGAATTGGGCAGTCTTTCAACATTACAAAGACCGTTGCCCACCGTGGATAAAACTCCACCGTGACCTACTAAATGACCGTGTGTTTATGTGCTTGCCACTTGCTAGCAAGGCGCTTGCACCTTTGCTTTGGTTGCTAGCGTCTGAGTCAAAAGATGGTGTTTTTGATGGCTCACTGGATGAGCTTGTGTTTAGGTTGCACATCACCCCTAAAGACTATCAAGATGGTGTTAAGCCTTTGATTGATAAAGGTTTTTTTGTTGTTGCTAGTGGAGTGCTAGCAGAGTGCTATCAAGATGCTATCCCAGAGACAGAGACAGAGAGAGAGACAAAGACAGAGAAGAAGCAGACAAGCAATCGCGGTTCGCGCTTGCCAGTGGACTTTGTTTTGCCAGAAGACTGGATTCTTTTTTGTCAACAAGAACGCAAGGATTTGGTTCCGTCAAAGGTCTTTGAGGAATTTAAAGACTATTGGACAGCATTGCCAGCAGGGAAAGCAACAAAGACTGATTGGACTGCAACATGGCGCAATTGGGTACGCCGACAGTCAGCCCCAAAACAATCCTTTGCCCAACAAGCCGCTGATGTTGCCCGGACAACAGTACCCGCTAGAAACACTGGCCCTGATCCTGTGCTTCTCCAGATTGAAGCTGACCGACAAAACGCCAAGCCCATGCCAGAGAGTATTCGTCAACAAATCAACCAAGTATTGAGGAAAGTATGAACGAAGACATGAAAAACGCATGGGTTGAGATCACTCGCTCATTTGGTGAGCCTACCCGAGAAGAACTCGATTTGTTCTTGCGGACATGGCAAATGGCGATCCAAGCAGAACGCAAGCGATTAGCCACTGAATGTGCAATGTTGCCTTTTGGAGACACTGCCGCCAGCTTCTCTGTCTGGATTGCCAATGGTGGTAAGCCATGAAACCAACTCGTCAGCAAGCAATACGAGAATTGCTTTTAAAGCACCCTCAAGGCCTTACAAGGCAAGAGATAAGCGATACCCTGAACATCCAAATTGCCAATGTCAAAACAGCGATTAAAGGGATGCCAGATGTATTTGTGGACAGGTGGACTATGGGGCATCGAGGTCAGTACCAAAAGATTTACTGCGCTGTCTATGTCCCTGAAGACTGCCCTCACCCTAAAGACAGGGTTTATCGTCAACCAAAAACTGTATGGGTAAATGTATGAGCAGAAGTTACGCACTGAGAAAACTTTTGGAGCATGGTGGCCTGACCCGCCGGGAGATCATTGAGATCACTGGCTGGAAGGTCAAACAAGTTCACTACACATTGGCTTACTTGGCTGAAACCGCAGTCATCAAGAAAGACGGAAAGAATTGGGTATTAGGGTAATTACTCATGGAAATCACTCAAAAAATACTTAAAGATCATCTTAATTACATAGATGGAAATTTGTACTGGTCTGATTTCTCAATTAGGCCAAATGCAAAAAAAACAGCAATTGGAAATTTGATGCCAAATGGTTATTTGCAAATGAAACTTTTTTCAAAACATATGTATGTACATCGAGTAATTTTTTTGTACCATCATGGCTATTTGCCAAAATTTGTAGATCATATCAATGGCAAAAAATCAGACAATATGATTGAAAATTTAAGAGATGTAAATCGTTTTCAAAATATGATGAACGTAAAAAAAACATCTCAAAATAAATCTGGCTATAAAGGTGTTTCGTATAACAAGAAAATGAAAAAATGGGTTGCACAAATAAAATGTAACAAAGAACATTTTTATTTAGGAGCATATGAAACTGCCGAACTAGCCTACAAAGTATATTGTGCAAAAGCAAATGAATTACATGGCGAATTTGCAAATTTTGGATAAGCATGAGCTACAGCAGAAAAGCAATATCTAATCAAGGCGACAGATACATGATTGAACTTGGTGAAGCGCGAGTCTTATTCAGGACTTACGAAGCAACAGGTCAAAAGGTGTTAACGCCTGTTCGCATGGAGTGGTTAGA